CCTTCACCGGCACCTACAGCGGGCAAGGAAGACGCATACCGGCCACCGGCCGCACGCACATCAGCGCAGGCACAGCGCGCAGCACCATCTACGGCGGGCCAAGGCGAGCCATCATCGCCGGGCCAAGGCGCGAGCGCGACACGCACGGCACCACGCTAAGGGACTCCGGCATCTCAAGCCGTTGAGACACCTCAAGGCGAAGCGTCATCACAGGCCGCACAAGGTCCGGCACTACCACCTGACGCACAAGCGGCACCTCAAGCACAAACGGCACGTCCACCGGCACGCCAAGCACCTTCTTAAGCGCCGTAAGAAGGCTGCCCACCGGCACACGCTGAGGCATCACCGCCGCCACCATCTCCATGTGCACCGCCACAACCGGCACGTACACCGACGCCACCATGTCCAGCGACACGCGCACCACCACCGGCACGCGCACGCGAACCATCGTCACAGCGGGCACCACCGCCGGGCCAGTCATCACCGGCACCACCGCCGATACCGATAGGGGACCGCATGGCCCAAGTTCTGTACTACACGGGCCAGGATGTTGGCCTTACGTCTCCCGCTGTACTGGACGACTCAGGGAACGCCGCTACGGGGGCGCTGAGCGTCGTTCTCACGGTCACTGACCCAACGGGCCACACGACCACTCCAGCGACCGCTAGCGCGGGCTCAGGGGTCTTTACGGGGGTTGTCCCGTCCGTGGGGGTCGCTGGCATCTGGCTTGTCCGCTGGTCGGCCACCGGGACGAATGTCGGGTGGGCTTATGAGGATCAATTCACGGTCCGGCCGCTTGGTGTCGAGCAATTCATCGACCTTGTGTCCGTGAAGAAGCATCTCAACATCCGCCCGGCTGATACCACGCAGGACGACGAACTACAGGGTTTCATTCTCGCGGCTGCCGACTTGGCCCGGGACGTATGTGGCCCGTTTCTCCCTGAGCAGCACACCGAGTTTTACGACGGGGGTATTTCGACGATTAGCCCGGATTGGCTGCCGATTGCCAGCGTTCAGAGCATCACCGAGTATTACGGCCTAGCCGGATTCTCATTGAGTGAACAGGCACTAGGCAGCCAGATGAACGCGTTTGCGTTCACGGTGGATTACCAGACGGGGCAGATCACCCGGCGCACTTTCGGCGGTGCTGCCGCACAGTTCGCGCTGGGATCTAAGAACGTCAAGGTGGTCTATACGGCCGGGCGTTCAGGGCAGATCCCCTACACGATACGGCTTGGCGCGCTGGAGCTGATCCGGCATCTGTGGCAGCAGACGCAGCAGGGCGGACGGCCCAAGTTCGGCGGTGCCGGTATGGATGGCGAAGCCGTTGGCGTCTCCATGGGCTTTGCCCTTCCTGATCGTGTTGTGGAGCTGTGGGCTCCTCAGCGCCGTGCCCCCGGGATTGCCTAATGACCATTCCCGCAATGACTCCGCCGAAGGTTCGGCAGTACCTCTACACGCAGTGTTCGGCACAGCTTACGGCTGATCCCACCGACCCTACGGCGGGGCTCCTGGTTTGTTACGACCAGCCGGGACCAGGGCAGCCGGACGACATCGTTTCCATTGGCAAGACGCACAACAAGATGGATCCAATGAACCTCGTTGGCGGGGGTGGCGCTGGCTGGCTCAGTGAGCGGTACACGGTGACTATCACTGTGGACGTATTCCGGGGCGGGGATGACCCGCAGTACGCCTATGTGCGCTGTAGCGCCATCTGTGACGCCATTTGCTCCATTGTCCGCAGTGATCCATCCCTTGGCGGCCTAGTCCTGGTCTCTCACCCGTCCAGCTGCGACATCGAGCCTGCGGAGGACTCCGGCCACATGGGGCGCCACGTCACGGCCGAGCTGGAAATCGAGTGCTTTAACCGTATCTAGCACCGCCAGAATTCTGGCGGTGGGTAGGGGGGCGCATGCCTGCCTTCACGTACACGGGTGAAACCGATCTGTACTACCCGTCTCTCGGGGTCCATGCGTCGCCCGGCCTAGTGGTCGAGCTGGATGCAGCCCCCGATGCCCGCTGGGAACCAACTCCCGGGGCCGTTCCGACCGTTCATGAAGCCCTACCTCTGGAGGGGATGTAATCCATGGGTATTCGCCCTACGGCGCAGACGGTAATCGGTATTGCCAAAGAGGCCACTTGGGGTACTCCGGTTGCCGCTACCGCCTTCATTCCGGTGTCGCCCCCGACCCCGAAGGACGTTATCAAGCTCGGGCAGGACAAGGGTCTGCGCGGGAGCATGGTGGAGACCTACGGAGAGATCCAGCTCACCAAGCACACTACGTTTGACTTCTCGGGCGACGTGTTCGCCGACACCATCGGCTTCCCGCTGGCTGGTGTCCTTGGTGACGTGACCGTGACCGGCGCTTCAGCCCCATATACGCACGCGATGGCGGTCTACAACAGCGCCGACGGACAGCCCCCGTCGTACACCATTACGGACAACTACTCTGAGAATGTGCGCCAGTACCCTGGCTGCAAGTTCAGCGAGATTGATCTGAAGTTCAGCGCGGATGGCCTGTTCACCTATTCGGCCAAGGCCGTGGGCATTCCGTCCGTTACTGCCTCGGCCCCCACTCCGGCGTTCTCGACACTTCAGCCGCTGGCATCGTGGCTTGGCGTGGTCACCATCGGCGGCACGGCCAACATGTCCGTGCTTGATGGCAATGTGAACATCAAGCGAAGCGTCGACGTGATCGATACAGTCGACGGCTCGCAGGCGCCTCACTCGCTGTTCGCTGGCCCGGTCTCGGTCTCCGGCAAGCTCACGCTTGTGATGGAGGATGAGACGCAGATAACCAATTACCTGAACACCACTGGCGTCTCGCTGGATGTCAACTTCCAAACCGGAGCTGGCGCCACACTCCAGCAGGTGAAGCTGCACATGTCGAGCGTGATTTATTCCGCCGCCGACATTTCGCGCGGAAAGACCTACGTAGAGCTTCCGGTCACCTTCACGGCCGTGGCCAATACCACCGATGTGGGCGCGTCCAACGGCTATAGCCCGATCAAGGTCACTCTTCAGAACGCCAACCCGAGCGGAACGTACAAGTAACTATGCCTCAGCACCTCACCATGCCGTCCGGCGCCACCGTCGACCTTCGTGACGTTTCCGACGTTACCGAACGCCAGCGCCGCCCTATCAAGCGGATTAACTCCAAGCTGGCCGCCCTTCCGTCCTTCGTCGCTGCCGTCCAGGAAGCGGAGGCTGCACAGAAGGTCTCCGGTGAAGCACTCACCATGGATCAGCAGCTCAGTATTGCCGCTGGTATGGGCGAAGCCTTCGACCTGCTTGAGGCGCTGAACGACAACCTGATTGTGGCTGCCGTCCGTGGCTGGTCCTACGGTTTTCCAATCACTGAGGACAGCGTCCAGGATCTGCCGACCCGCGACCTTGACGCGCTTCGGGAGACCGTTGCGCCGTTCCTCCGGGAGTTGATGCCCAACTTTGAGCCGACCCCGGATGCTGACACCCCTACCGGGCCCTCCGTCGCCTAAGCCAGCAACTGGAGGGGACTTTCCAGCATGACGCGGAAGATTTGCCGCTAGACGAGTACCGGACGTGGCGGCTCTGCACGATGCTGCACTGTCGCCCGTCCGATCTCGAAAGCGAATCCGCTGTAGGGCTGGATTGGCTTTTGGCTGTTGATGACGCCGTTGCGCTGGCCCGGAAGAACAGGGAAGAGGCGGCGCGGAATGGCTGAAAACTGGGCTGGCGGTCTTATCAAGGGCGGGGAAGCCACAGCGCGTGAGCTAGAGCTCATGGGGAAGCGCGTGGACAAGGCCACCAAGCAGGCTCTTAAGAAGGTCCAAGGGCTGGCGGCGCGCTCAATTAAGGGCGGCATGCGTGGCCGTCCCCGGTGGGACCATCGTGGCGCGTCCAGCCGTACCGGCGACCACATCAATTTGGACCTAAGCCCGCACGTTGCAAAGAAGTCCGGCGGTCCCGGCAAGCTCAGCGGATCGCTGGTTCAGTCGATTAAGGCCAGCAAGCGACCGCGCAAGGTCGGCACGGCTGGTTACTCCGCCGTGGTTATGGCCGGTGGTAGGGGCGGCCCGCAGAACCTCTACAAGGGGAAAGTCGAAGGCACTTATCCCTATTTCAAGCCCGGAATTAAGAAAGCCGAGCCCAAAATGCCGGCGGTCTGGAATACCGCATGGGCTAAAGCCACGCAGACCAAGAAATAGGGGGAATTGCCATGGGCGCTCTGCCCCCGGTCTTTATCGAATTCCTCGGAAATGCAACGGGCTTCATGGCTACTAAGGCTGGAGTTGTTTCCGGCCTTAAGCAGGTGGAAACCGAAGGCGGGGGATCGCTCGCTAAGTTCGGCGCTGTCTCTCAGGCCGCGCTGATCGGTATTGGCGCTGCGGCCGTTGGAGTGGCGTACAAGACCACGACTATGGCCGCTGATTTCCAAACGGCCATGACCCGAGTGCAGACCGGCGCTGGCGAGTCGGCCAACAATATGAAGTTGGTCAGTAATGGCGTGCTCGCTATGGCTGGTCAGGTCGGCCAGAGCACTGAGCAACTGACCAGTGGCCTCTATACCGTAGAGTCTGCCGGTTACCATGCGCAGGATGCCCTAGACGTGCTCCGTGTCAGCGCACAAGGCGCAAAGGTGGGTGCCGCCGATCTCGGCACGGTCACTGACGCCGTGACTACCGCCATGAACGCGTACGGCATGAAGGCCAGCGACGTTACGGGGGTCATGAACGCCCTGGTGGCGACTGAGGGCCAGGGTAAGACCAACATGGAGGCGTTGGCCGGAAGCATGGCCAGCATTCTGCCGGTTGCGAGTGCGGCGCACGTTGGCCTTAACGAAATCTTGGGCGCCATGGCCACCATGACTGCTCAGGGCACCTCCGCCGACGTTGCAGCGACCTACCTTCGGCAGACCATTGGCCAGCTCTCCAACCCCTCTGCCAAGGCGGCACAGGAAATGCAGGGGCTCGGCCTGAACGCTACCAAGGTGGCGCAGGATCTCGGCTCTAAGGGTCTGGCTGCCACGCTGACGGAAGTCACCGACGCCATTCAGAGCAAGCTGGGTCCCGCTGGAACGGTCGTTATTGAGACCCTGAAGAAGGCGTCCAAGAACACGACCGAGTATCAGAAGGCGCTGGCAAATCTCAAGCCAGCGGAGCAGACGCAGATTGGTGCGCTGGCCGATATGGTCGGCGGTACCAAGTCCATGATGGCTGCACTCCAGCTTTCTGGCCCGCATATGGACACTTTCAAGGACAACGTCCGAATCATCGGCGAGCACGTCAAGGATGGCGGCAATCAGGTTGAGGGCTGGTCGGTTGTCCAGGGCACCTTCAACCAAAAGCTAGCTGAAGCGAAGGGCGCACTTGAGGCCGTCGGTATTGAGATCGGCCAAAAGATTCTCCCGTACGCGACGCGCTTTATCGGGTGGCTCTCCGATGGCGTCACGTGGATGACGAAGCACAAGAGCGCTGTCATGGTGCTGGCCGGAGCCATTGGCGGAATTCTGGTGGTTGGTCTTGCCGCTGCTGCTGTTGCTGCGTGGTCCTTTACGGCCGCGCTGTTGGCTAACCCGGTGACATGGATTGTGATCGGGGTCATGGCGCTGGCCGCCGGGCTCATCTACCTGTTGACGCACTGGAAGCAGGTGTGGGCGTGGATCGAGACGAATATCCCGTGGGTGGCGACGCTATTCCACAATGTCTGGAAATTCTCGCTCGCCGAGTTCCACAAGGTCTTCGCCGCCACAATGAAGGCCGTCCACGTAGTCGCGAAGTGGTTTGACGAGAACGTAATTAAGTGGATTCTCAAGCTGGTCGCCGGATTCATGAAGTTCTGGCGCGATTACAACGGCGAGATTCACGCTTACTGGAAGGTTCTCTGGGAAAATGTGAAAAACGAAGCCGATGCAGCTTGGGCGTGGCTGAAATTCGGATGGGTTTTGCTGGTCGATACTTTCCGCGCTGCATGGGATCTGATTGTCGGCGTGCTGAAGCTGGCATGGGACGTAATCCGCGACGTGGTGATGTTCGGAATTCACCTAGTGGAAAACGTGATCAAGGTCGGGCTCGACCTGATGACCGGCCACTGGGGGCGCGCCCTCAGCGATATCTGGCACATGATCAAAGAGACTTTCACCGATATCGGGCACTTTATCGAAGATGTCGGTAAGGACCTCTGGGACATCGTGGTTTCGGTCGGCGGCGACATCGTGCACGGCATCGTCCACGGCATCGAGAACGCCGGATCTGCCATCGGAAAGACCCTGGTCGGATTGGCCAAAAACGCTCTGACTGACGTTAAGAGCATCCTCGGAATCAACTCCCCTTCGCGGGTCTTCGCTGACGAAGTCGGACAGTGGATCGCCCACGGCGTCGCTTCCGGCATTGACGAGCATGCGGGCGTGGCCACCGCTGCCGCCCGAAACATGGCCGGTGGCCTCACCGGTCAGTTCGGTTCGCTCGGCGGCATAGAGCCCGCTTTCGCTGGCGGAGGAAGTACGACCTTCGGTGTCGGCCCGACTGCCAGTGGCGCTGTGGTCGTCAACGTGACCGTGAATGGCTCCGTCCTCTCGGATCGAGACCTTACGGACAAGATTCAGGAAGCGATGGGCCAGCTTGGCGCGCGCAACCCGGGCACCTACACGCCGTACCGGCGCTAACGAAGTAGGGACCACCGCCAGAATTCTGGCGGTGGTCTCTCGGAGGACTGATGACCCTTAACCCCAACTGGCCAGTGATGGAGTATGCCTGGTCTCCGGCTAACAGTGCGAACGGTGCGGGCATACCCGCGTTTGCCTATACCGACCTGACCGGGCGCACCATGGGGCGCGTGGGCACGTCGCGGGGTCGCCAGTATGAAACCGATCAGGTTCAGGCTGGCACGCTATCCGCCCGGCTTGCGAACAATGATGGGCAGCTCGACCCGATGAACTCAGCGGGCATGTGGGGTGGTCATGTGTTGCCGTATACGCCGTTCCGCGTTCGCGC